GTCCGAGCTGCCAACGGCGCCCACTTCTCGCCGCCATACACCCCTTCGGTCTCAAACCGCTTCTTGAAGAACTCGTGAATCGAATTCGCGACTGGCCCATCCAGCACGGGCTTGAGATGCTCGGCCCGTTGACTCAATCGCTCGAGCAGGGATAGCGTCGGACCAATGCTGATGGTCGCCCACGGTTCGTCTGCCACGTCCTACCTCTTTGGCATCGTTGCGTGAGCGCTGCGTAACCTCTCCCGCTCGACTTCTCGAAACAGCGGCGCCCATGGATTCCGCATCAGGGCGCGAAGCCAGGCGGGTACGCGCGGTTGCCGATTCGTTCCGTTCAACTGCCCCAGACCGGTTCGCGAATGTCGAAGCGCCGCAGCCTGCGCCCAAAACCGCGCGGGAACGTCGCGTTGCTATCCGGCCGGAGCGACACACTCTTGCCTGCGCCGTCGCTTTCACTTGTCGTCAACGTATTGACGTCACGCTGCCGAAACCGCCACGAGATGACGTCCGCGATCTCTCGCTTCAGCGCATCCTTCAAATCCGGATCGACCGCGGGGTCCGCCGCATTTTGCTTGTAACCGCGGAGGAAGACGTACAATCCGAGATTCGTGTTGACCGGTTCGGGCGCGAGCTCTGCGTTCAGCGACAGCCGTGCTGTATACCATGAGTAATGCGCCCGTTCGGTGTACTGCTCGATGACGTCTTTCTCGGCTTCAGCGGCGACGTTGACGAGATCTGCATTCGTCCGTTGTGCCGGCAACAGCAGGTTCTTGTCTCCTGCTTGCGTGTAGTCGAAGTAGTTCGCCATCGTTTAGGTCGGTGTGATCCGAACCGACTACCGCACCGCCGCCTCATCGGGCGACAGCTCGACGTGGCGTTCCTTGTCGAAGGTCACGTCATCGACGAAGATGATCGCGCCGCTCGAGATCTCTTTCGCCCGGCGGTAGTGATTGGCCGCGCGATACATCTCCTGCTTCTCCTGCTCTTGCGAATTCTGGCTCACCGTGTACTCCCTAATCGTTGTTGGTTTTCTTGCTCTGATTCTTCCGACCGGACACCGTCACCTGCATCGTCGTGAACGTCACACCGCGCGCGGCCGCGTAGGCCGTCGCCGTTGCGCCATCCGGAAAGACCGCCGAATCGCCAGCGTTCTCGACCCAGCGCGCATGCGGCGCATTCGACTCACCGAGCCAGCTGTCTCCTACACGAATCGAAATCGCCACGTGGTGCTCCCTCAAAAACAACGAAGGGCGGCGGCTTGAGACCGTCCGCCCTTCGGGTTTTGCGTCAAGCCGTCAGGCTTAGATCGCGATTCGAACCGCGAGGTTCGGGTTCAGCGTCTTGTAGCCCCACAGAGCGTCGAGGCACCACACCGTCGCGCCCGTTCCGCCGTCACCCCAGATGCGGCTCCGCAGCGTCAACCCCGTGAAGGGCTCGACGACAGAGGCCGAGAGGATCCCCGGACCCGCATCCTCGAGCGGCTGCATCACCAGCGCGAAAGCGTCGCGATGGAACATGATGCCGAGTGAGGTCCGCGCCGTCTGGTCGTACGTGATCGCTTCGGAACCAGCCGTCGCCACCTGCAGCTTCGGAGAGATCGGCAGGACCGTGCCCGCCGTGGTATCGGCCGTCACCGCGTACTTCTGCGTGAAGCCCGCGATCGACACAATGGTGCCGCGCTTCAGCGTACCGGTAATCGTCGCCACGTTGATCGAGGAGACGCCGGCCGCGTTGACGCCGGTCACCGTCGCGCCACCAGTCGCCGTGCCGCCCGCAAAGGCGACCGCGTTCTGGTTCGGGAAGATTTTGAAGCCCCACTTGGTGCCGAGCTGACCATCGCGCTGCAGCTGGCCCGCCGAAGCGTCCGACTGCGCCTGCACAAAGGTGGCATCGGTCTCGTACCGCGCCTGCAGCACCGAGTCCGTCATGTAGCTGTACTCAGACGCGTTCACCGTGGGGGCGAGGTTGTCGAGGAACAGCTTCCGACCGTTCGGGAAGTCTTTGTACGGGTTCGTGCCGTCGGCCGTAACCTGCCAAGGCACCTCGAGCGTCAGAGACGCCAGGTTGGCATCGATGCGGTCCGCAATCGCGTTGGCGACCGGGGACAAATGCTCATCGACGAACTTCGCCGGCGTCAAGGTTTTTTCCTTGTCCGTCAGCTTGAAGCCGTTACCTTCCCACGAACCGATCAGGAGATTGTCGTACTGCGGGTTCACGTCCGCGAAGGACGCGACCGCAATCGGCATCGTCTGGGTGCCGAACTTCTGCGCCCGACGCACCTGGACAGTGTCACCGGTCCCCGAGCCTTTGCCGGCCGCGAGGTCACGCTTGACGTAGAACGCCATCCCCAAGCGCTTGTACAGAATGCGCAGGGCTTCGTTGGCGTAGAAGTACGGGTTGTATGCGAGACCCGCGGTCAACAGGTTTGCCACTGTAATGCTCCTGCCCGATTAGGGCTGATTGCTGATCAGCCCCTCGGCCGATCGATTGGTCTAAAACGTTCCTGCGAGGGCCTGCATTTTCGGATCGGCGATCACGATGCGACTGTAGTCCCCGCCGACTTTCTTCAGTGCTTCCGCCATGAACGCCGCGTCGCTCGCTTGCGCGGGCGTCACCGTCAGACGGCCTTCGCCACCACCACTACTGCCGCCACCCAACACCGGACCTGATTGCGTTTCCACGCGGAGGAAGTCCTTGTAGGCGGGGTTCTTTGCGAGTTCGGCGACTGCCTCTTCAGGCGTCTTATAGACGCCGTACTTCGACGGATCAGAGGAAATCGCGAAACCATCGGTACCTTTGACGTGCCACGTCTTCGTCGTCTCATTGAAGCCGTGCGCGGGCTCGAGCATTGTCTCGAGTGGCGAAGCGGCTCCGGCGACCGGAGGCGTCAGCATGACGTCCTTGAAGAACCGAGCACCTGCGGCGCGAATCGCGGACCGGAGTTGCCCCCGGCGCAGCGTATCGACTTCGGCACGAGCAGCTTGTTCGCGCTCGATGACGGGTTTTAGCTCCGTCTCAGACCACTGTGTCTTGGCCTGCGTGATCTGCTTGCCGATATCGTCGTTCGTGCTAGTCGCGAGCTTGAGGCCCTTCTTCTCAGCGATCTGCTGAATCGCGATTGCGTCGAGCTCGTCGATCTTGACGTGGCCCTTCGCGAACTGCGACAAGCGATCCTTCACGATCTGCTCGACTACTTCCTTGGGCATGTACTTCGCGGCCACATCCGCTTCGGGCACAACGCCGGGGATGTCTACTTCGACGGACTTGCCTTCGATCTGGACAGTCGTTTTCACAGGAGTCCCGCTCCTTGGGGTACTGCACGCGCTGAATTCGGATGGCCCAGCGGATGGCTTACGCGCCCTAGAACCCGGGCGGTGGGTGGGATGCACTGCTACTGAGGAGAGATTACGCCCGAGAGGTGTTTTTGCGGGTCGCGGCCACGATGGCGGCCGCCTGACGAATGACCGGAGCCCAATTGCCGCGGTGGCGCTGTTGAATCACTCGCGTGCCTGGATAGAGCGGGCCTGGCTGCAACCATCCTTCTTGCCAACGATCATCGGGGCCCGGATCGCCATAACCTGGCGCGCGGTTGAGCAAGAGAAGCGGACGGCCGAGAGCGCCGGCGAGATGCGCCACACCTGTGTCGACTGAAACGACGAGATCGAGCCCTGCGACGAGATCGGCGGTGTCGGCCCAATCCCCGAACGGGCCCGCCGCCAAGTCGTACCAATCGATGCCAGAAATGCAGAACAATGGGTCCAGCACGGCCGAATCGTGAATGGAGCGCCAACGGTCGAAGGCCTGCGTCTTATCGCCGCGGACACACATACCGACGCGCAGTTGACCGTCCCGCTTGAACTCCTGCGGGGCCGGCGCCTTGAGGTAGGGAGCTCGGGCGGCGGGCGGATTTAGGGTGATCAGATCGAGCGTGCCGATACGCCACTCCGCGCGCGGCAGCGGGTAATGCGTGACGACGTCGGATCGCGGGAAAGAGGCGCGAAACAACCGCTCGAGCCCGGGTCGGACCACCCACGTCACCGGACCATGCGCTTCGACTGCTGGGACGTGGCGCATCGCATGGATTGCATCACCGGCACCAGCATCGAGGACAACGACTAACCGTTCGCCACGGCGCGCCTCACCGGTCCACGCCCGGGCGCCGGGCACCTGCGGCCCCTGCCCACCCAGAATCGCCACCGCCCCATCCGGCGGTTGTGCCAGCCCGTGACAGTCCCGAACCAAGCGGGCCGAACCACAGGGGCAAATCTGTTCCTGCGCGAATACCGCCCCAGCCCCGGCGGTAGCAATCATCTGCATCAGGAGTATTCGACCGCGCCATCCGGCCGGAACCGCACCGCATCCAAGGGGCGCAGGCCCGGATCCTCGGGCGGCTGCTGCCCCAGCGGAAGCGCCAGCATGTTCAGCGAAACAACGCCGGGGAAGAGGTTGGTGCGATTGGACGCGTGATTATCTGGATTGAAGAGGGGCGCCAGATGCCACCATGCTTGGTAGCCGAACGACTGCAGCGTGCTGATCAGTCCATGTGCCGAGAGGGCCCGATCATTCTCGACGTACAGCGCCGGTCGATGCTGACGCAACGTCTTCGCGGCGCCGCGCAGGACGTCACTCTCCATCCCTTCAACGTCGATCTTGATGAAGTCAATCGCCCCTAGCCCGAGATCATCGAGGCGACGCACGTCAACCGCGACGGCACGCCGCTGCGTCGACAGCTCGACGGCGCCGAAATTACCCTCCTGTCCGTAATCCGGTCGATCATACCAGAGCGTTCTCGGAACGGAGCCCAGGCCGATGGGCCACGGTTCGACCTGCCATAATTGGTTTGCGACGATATTGGCGCAGAGGAGTTGGTGCGGGAGTCGCTGGGGCTCGAATGCGTGGACCCGGCCAGAAGGTCCGACCAGAGAAGCCAACGCCAAGGTATGGGCGCCGATGTGCGCGCCGACGTCGACCGCGCACGCGCCGATAGCCCGCACTTTACGCCACAGCCGGACCTCTGATTCGGACCATTCGGCATAGGCCGCAAAGGAACGACCGTGCCACTCATCGTGGCGAAGGAAGGCGACTTGGCCGTAACGGCCCGCGACTGAAGCGATCATGCTCCCACCAGAGCGCTACGAGTCGCCCGCTCCATATTCGCCCGGGCGGCATCGCTCATGTTCCCACCGCGAGCAACTTCGATGGCGTTGGTCTGCAACCCCGGCGATGGTTTCGGATCATCGGCTTTGTCGATCGCGCGCGTGATCGGCACACGCTCGCAGCGGTCGAACGGATGCGGAGGAAGCGGCACCGCATTACACGGGTAGACGCCGGCGCCAAGTCCGTAGAAGTCATTCTCCGCGAGGGCGTCGCAGGCGTCTGGTCCACGGTTGGTGCCGCGATCGGGCGCGAGCCGCCAGGCCACGGACTCAACCAACGGATCCGCGGCGAAGTGCTGGACCTCGGCCTCGGCCCGCGCGTTGTGAATCTCCGAGTAGGCGATCCGCGTCGCGTTGAACCGGACCGTGTCAAAGGCCGCGCCGAGGTCGCCACCTGTGCCGCCCTGCACCCACGGGCGGAGCTCGCGCGCCAACTGGTCGAACGACTTCCCCTCAAGGATGCCGGCGCGCAGGATCTCGTTGACCGCTCGATATCCGTCCTGTGCGGCACGCCGAATCAAGGTTCGAAACAGCCGCGCGCCACCAACATTTTCATACGCGGCCAGAAGCGAGATGCGAGGATTGAGAACGGCGCCGAGCGCCGCATTGGGAAGGCCGACCGTCTTGGCAGCCGCCGTTGCGGCCTCTTGCCACAGTTTGAGAATGTCGTCGTAACTGGTGCGCCGCCCGGTCGCGATCGCTTGTTCAAGCACCTGAATGAGCCGATTGCGCTGCGCCTGAAAAATTTCAATCGACTGTTCAAGCGCCCGTAGCCGCACAAAGGGCGTGGAATCCGGGAGCAGATTGAACCGGACAATCAGGTCTTGAACAGCGCGCTGTAGCGCTTGGTCAAGCCGCGCACCGATCCTCCGCAAAAGATCGCGTTCGACCGATCGCGCCTGACGCTGCGCTACACGGTAGGAAACGGGCGCGCGACGCCGACTAACCATCCAGCCACCGCGCGGCAAGGAATAGCAACTCGTCGTCGCTCAGATCGAAAGTCAACGGTTCGACGCGTCCATCAATCCGAGCGCCGGCCTCCAATCCTAGCTTGCCGTCAAGGCGCACATGAAAGGCTCCGTAACTGTGGCCGTCCGCTTCAAAAAGTAGCGAGGGCCACTGGGAAGCGAGCCTGACTTGAACGGGAGCAAGACCGAAACCCTGAATGACAAGCCGCGGACGCGGAATTTGCAGAAGAAGCGCGCTACGGAAAAGCCGGCGTCGACCGGTACTGTTATTGGAAGGAGTTCCCAGAACAGTTGGAGCAAAGCCATCCCACAGTGCTTGCCCTGTGCCCGGAGATAACACCACTGCAGCCGTTGCAACAACTGTCGGTGCCAATCCTGCCCACGTGGCCTGGCCGAGTCCTGGGAGAACATTGCGCGGCGTCTGTACCGTAGGCGCAAGGCCCGACCACGTACCCTGCCCCTGTCCCGGCGATACAGCGACAGGCGTCTGCGCGGTTGGCGCGAAGCCGGTCCAGAGAGCATCGCCTACTCCAACTGCAACATTGACACCGACGCGAACAGTTGGAGCAAATCCGTCCCACGTTGCCTGGCCCAGCGCGAGCGCGACGTTCCGCGGCGTTTGAACAGTCGGCGCAAGGCCCGACCACGTTGCATCACCAACACCAGGCAATACCTTGACGCCAACGGTGACCGCTGGCGCAAAACCGTCCCACGTCGCCTGACCCAACCCAATCGCGACGTTTACCGGGGTCTGCACGGTCGTTGCAAATCCCGACCAAGTTGCAGCCCCGACATCCAACTGAATTACTACACTAGAGGCATCAGCTTCCGCATACAGCGGCGTTAGCATGTCGACCGCAGTAATGAGCTGCCGGTCGAGAAGCTGCTGCGGACTTAACTCGGGGTCAAGAAAGCCGGTGCGGGCCACTTACTCATTCCAGCCATCAAGCATTGCCTGCGGAACGAATATCTGGCGCTCGTCGGCGTGCGGATCTTTAACGCTTTCTTTTAGGGCAACGATATGTGTGATGGTTGAATGATCAATGCTCAGTGTAAATGTCGCTGCTACCGATCCTGCAGCAGCTAATACTCGATCCTCTACCGCTAGAATCGCACCATCAACCAGACGCGACGAGTAGTTCGTTCCTTGTGTGATCGTCCCGGTG